GTAAAGTCGCGGGCCGCTCGACGGAGCGAGCAGCGTCAACAGCATGGCTTAGCCCAGTGCTTGCAGCGCCGCGATCGTCTGCTCGACCTCGGCGATCTGATCGTCCAGCCGCGCAACTTGCTCCGCGTCTCCGAGCGCATCCGCCGCATTGCGCTGGGCGGACAGGTAGGCGAGGCGGCGCTGCGACATCGCGATGAGCGTCTGCACGTAGCTCATCAGATCACCATTTGCCGCAGCATCACGTTGCTGGTGTTCAGCAGCATGTACACGTAGTCGATCTCCGTCGCGCCGTCGCGGTACGTGACGTCAAACGCGGTATCGCCGAGGACCGCTGCGCCCTGCGTGTACGTCATCGTGCTCCACGGCTGCATCGCCTGCTCCGCGAAGTCGAAGCAAAACCAGCGGCCGGTGTTGTCCCGCTGCATGTACAGCCGGTCTTTGTTGTACGCCCACTTCGTGCCGGCGCTTATCGCGTCGCCCGGCGGCGCGTAGGTAATCGTGGCCCAGGTGTTGCCGGCGATATCGTAGCGATGCAGGCCGGTTGTGTTGGCGCCTTGGAAGCTGTAGATGTAGCGCCCGTTCAGGATCGCGTTTTCGTTCGTCCAGTCGCTTGCCGAGACCGAATGAATCCAGTGGCCCGACATGCCAGCACCGGGCGCGGCAGCCCGCGCGGCTCCGGGACTCAGCGTCGACCACGAGTTACCGCTGATCGAGTAGCGGTACAGGGTGACGACGCCGCTCCCCATGTAGTACAGGAAGTCGTCATTGCCCTCGATGCTGTACTGCGACGTTGCATCGGGCGTCGTCGTCCATGCACTACCGACGGTGATGACGGTGCCCGTATTGCTCGCGACCGTGCGAATCTGCCCCGCGCCAGTGCCGGCGGTAATGCGGATCTGATAATTCGTCCACTGGTTCGTCGTCCACGCCTTCGCGCTGTTCGTCAGCGTGGTCGAAGCACCCGCAGTCGCCGTGCCGGTCGCGAAGCTCTTGAATCCGCTGTCGATCCACGCGGGCGTCGAGATGAGCTTGCTATCCGTCGTCACGCTTCCCGGCAGGCCGGTCTGCGTCAGCGTGGTCCACGAGTTCGTGGCGAAGCAATACTTGCGGAAGCTCGCCGACGCCAGCGTGCCCGCGCCGAGCACGTAGAAAACAGGGGTCTTCAGCCTGAACGTGCTCGTCGCGTCGAACGCGGTCGCCTCGGCTTCCGTGAAGGTAATCACCGCGTTCGCGCCGATCGTGTTCGACGCGATCGTCTTGAGCTTGCCCGCGTTCGTGCCGCCGACGAAGTACACGCTGTACCCGCGCAGGTCACGCGCGAGCGTCTGGTTCGTCGTGATGCTGATCGTCGTCGTACCCACGCCCGCACTCACCGGCAGCGAAGACGCGGCCACCGTCGTGCCGGTGCTGAAGCTGCCGGCAACGCCGCACGCCCCCGCACCGAAAGTCCCCGCAAGCGCGGGCGACGGAAGCGTGATCCATGCGTCCTCGAGCGGGTTGTACAGCGCAGCAGCAGTGTTGCTCGTCACAAGCATCTGCTGTTGCCGGTAGTGCCGCGACGACACGATGAAATGCGCGGTCGCAGTGCTCGACGGGGCGGGCGAGCAGAACTCCCACCGCTTCAGATCGAGAATCTTCCTATTGCCGTTCGTGGTCGCCATGTCAGGTCACCGAAATGTTGCCGCGAAGGTTGCCGATGCCGAGCCGCATGAGCACCGGGATCTGTTCCGTGGCGCTGAAGCCGCCCATGTTCGTTTGGTTCGACACCGTCGACACGGTCGTCACGGTCGTCACGCTGCTGATTGTCGAGATGGTCGAGAGCGTGAGCGATGCCGAGATCGCGTCGATCGCCACGCGCAGCCGCCCCGACACATCCGGCATCGACTGCCCGATCGTGCGGGTCAAGGCTTGCAGTGCCATGCGCTGCGCTTCGAGCGCCTCCACCAGCTCGCCGAGCGGCATGACCGGCAGCGGCGCGGCCTGCGAGACATCGGTCGCCGTTTTCGCGTCGTCCGGCCCCGCAAGCGTCGCTAGCCCAAGAACCTGCACATGAGCCGCTTCGCCGCTGTACGTGGCATCGCGGGTAGCGACTTTCGCGCCGGTGCCGGGGGTGTAGCCTAAGTTGTCTGTTGGCATAGCCTCAGAACGTGATGGTCACGCGCGGTCGCGCGCTGGTCTGCCCGATGTCGATGACGGTCGAGCCGCTTAGGACCGGGATGCCGGATGCGGGCAGCGAGTAGATGCGCAGGGTGCGGGGGCGGAATAGCTGCCACGGGTTCTCGTGCAGCGCGCGCATTTCCGCGTCCGCTAGCGCGCGAGCCCACGCGAGCGCCACGTAGACGAAACCGGTAAAGTTGCCTCCCGCGATGTTTACCCCGTCGACGCCGCCGGAATCCGCGTAGGGGATGGTCGAGCCGAGGCCCGTCCATGTGCGCGTCTTCACGCCGTCGAAGAACCCTCGCGCCTCACCTGAACCGAACGACAGACCAATCGAAAGGTCGCGATCGAAGACTTCCGATTCGGTGCGCGTGATGCCGTCCGACTCGGTGGCGACGTCCGTCCCGTCCGTTTGCAAGTACCACGTCGGCGCAGGGGCGCCGAATGCATCGTCGAGCGAGAGGCTCCACGAACCGCCGAAGGCCCAGTTCCATCCGATGATCGTGCCGTTCCGGTCGAACCCTTCGCTCTGCGTTCCACGCGTCACCGCGAACAGGCTCACCGCGTTGGCTGGCATGTGCGGAGCGAACCTGTCCGGCCCCTGCAACCCGCTGGCCGCGTAGTCCGTTTTCCGCGCAGCCAGCCCGCGCGGGCCGGGGGCTGTGCTGACGCTGGCCGATGAAGTCCATACGATGCCGGTCGCAAGGTCTCGCGGCTGCCCCCCCACGAATCCGACGATCAGACCGCGCGCGATCGGGTGCGTCCAGTCGACCGCGATCGGCCCCTGCGGCTGCCGCTTCCACCTGCGCGCGAGGTACATCGCCACGACTTAGGCCGCCGCCCTGTACGTGACCGGCGTGAACTTCAGCACCCACGCCGACGGGATCGTCTGGCCGGTTGCGTTGTTGTACAGGTACGCCGCGAACTCGCGCGGCACGTCGGTCGCGAAGCACCGCAGCGTTTGCGAGCCGGTCGCCGCATTCGGCAAGAACGACCCGAAGAACTCGTTGAGGTACGTCGCCGTCGGTGCGGGCGCGTCCGTCGTGCCGTCAATGTCGAGCGGGCGCAGGATGAGCGAGATCGACGTGCCGGCCGTCGGCGCGACCGAGTAGTTCACGGTCAGCGCGAACTCGCCGTCGAACGAGTCGGCGGGCGTGTCGTCGGACAGGTCGACGTTTGCGTCGTCGGCTTGCCCAATCGCGTTGTTCGCGATCGACGCGCCGTTCGCTTCGAGCGTGATCTGCGTGCCGTAGACGCGCTGCGCTTCACCCGCCATCTCAGCCCCTCAGGATCTGCGACACGTCGCCGAGCGACACCGTGCCCTCGACGGTCATCAGGCCCGGCTGCGCGGTCGTGCCGGTGCCGGTCGCAAGCACGCGCTCGGCGTTCGTCGCGGCGCGCCGCAGGTGCGGCTGCAAGCCGCCGGTCCCCGCCACGCGATCGCCGTAGGTGCCCGGCGCGGCCGCCTCGAAGCAGTCGCGCAAGCCCTGGCGCACGTTCTGCCGGGACGGGTTGATCGCGCCGAGCTGCGACATCCACTGCCAGATCCGAGCCTTGCCGGACGTGAGGTTGTCGATCTCAGTCCAGACAAAGCCGTTGCCCATGATCTCGTCCACCTCGACGCGCGTGCGCCAGACGACGAACGGGCTCGGCGTATTGCACCAGGTCGCGACCGCCACATCGTTGCCCTGCGCGAGCGCGGTCGCAAGCGACGGCTCGGCCTGGATCGCGGTCTTGAGCGTCGCGCGCTGGGTGGGGGTGAGGTCCATGGTTTAGATCGTCCAAGTGCCCGAGACGTTGATCGTGTCGCCGTTGGCCACTGCCCGGTCGCCTTGCGTGAACAGCCCCGCGTTGATCAGCGTGCCGGTCGTGCCGTCTTTGGTGCTGTTGGTCGTCAAGAACGCACCCTTCACCGTGCCGGTCGCGGTGATTGAGAACGCCGACACCGCGCTGTTCGTGATCGAGCCCGCCGACGCCGCGTTTCCGAAAGTCGCTGCGGGGCGCGTGCTTTGCGAGTAATTCGGCGCGTTGGTCGGACCCGCTTCGGTCCAGCCAGCGTGTGAGGCCATCGTGTCGCCCGCAGCGATGGCCGAGTAGCTCACCGAGCTGATGAGGCCGAAGAAGAACGACGCGTTGTACGCCGACCCGCGAAACACCGTGTCCAGCACGAAGTTTCGGCCGACCGTAACGACCAAGTTATGGAAGTCCTCGACCCACTTCTGCTGACCGTCCGGGCCGATGCATTCGACGCGGTATTGCATCCCGATGTCCACGCACTCGGACAGCGTCGGGCGCGCGATAAGACCACCGCCGAAGGTGTCGACGATCGGAAGATTGTTTTCCATCATTGAAGTCCTACGATGTTGCCCTGCTTGTCCCGCGCCACTGGGCGCACGACACCGTTAACCCGCACGCCTACAACTTTGCCGCCCTCGCGCACCACTTCACGCGGCGCATTCAGCGTGCCGGTGACCTCGGCGAACCGTTCTTCGACGCGCTGCGCCATCATTTGCAGGTTCGCCATGATTTCCTGCGTTGCCGACGCAAGCCCGTCCACTTTGTCGGCGCCTTCCTGCACCTTCGACTGCTCGGCGCTTGTCTTGTAAGCGTCGTACTCCAACTGGCGAGTTTGCGACTGCTCTTGCGCCGCTGCGCCGGCCTGCTGCACGTACAGCTTTACCTGCGCGTCCAAGTCGGCCATGTACTTCTGCATATCCAGCCGCGCCGCCTCGATCGCTTGCTGCGTCTGCAAACGCATCTGTTCGATGCGCTCGTCGGCTTGCAGCTTCGCCCCCTCGATCTGCGGCTTCTGCTGAAGCTCGATGAGCTTCGGGTCGGGCGGCGGCGGCGGCGGCGGCTGCACTTGCTCGGCCGGCACGAAGAACTTGTTCGCCGACCCGAAGCCCGCCGCCTTCTCGATCTCTTGCAGCGTGTTGGCGACGTGCTTGGGCGTCGTGACGTTCAGCGGCAGCGTCTGCAACTGCATCCCGAGCACCATTTGCAGGTGCGCCATCAGTTGCTCGCGGTTGCCCGTGCCCATGCCCACGTTGATGCGCAGGTCACGCCGCGTTTTCCACGTGCGCGGGTCAACGACTGCCCACTGCCCGCGCAGGCGCACCACAGCCTGCTTGTGGCCGTGCTTGAGGATCGTCTCGTGGACAATGCTGAACAGTTCCTCGACGCCCGCCGCAAACACCCGCGCAATCTGCTCGACGCGCTGCGCAGCCGACGAGGTGAGTTGCGCCACGCCCGACGCGGTGCGATTGAGCGCGTTCTGATCGACGCCCGTGAAGTACGAATTCACGCCGGCACGGTTCTGCCGGATGGAGTCCATGTACTCCAGCCCCTGCATCGCCTGCGGGAAGATGTTCGGCGTCACCAGCGGCAGCGCATCCGCA